CGATAAATATATTCAAATATTACGACTCTGATAAGTTAGATTCTTTAGATCATATCTTCTTTAAAATTAAAGCTCCACGATTTGATATTATTAATTTTTTATTTTCACGTAGAAAGAACACAAGAATGCGATTTGAAAATGTTTTGTGTCCTCTGCATACTGGTAGTACTGCTTGTTGTTATAGATTTTATTCTATAACTGGTTTAATAAAGGACATTTATAGATGTATTTTGTCATATTCCTCTAAACAAGATATGATTGCCAGTGTATATGCAGAAATTATTTCTAAGTATATTGTTGAAAATGGAGATGTAAAAGAAAGAACTTCTCGTCATTATGGAGCCTATATGGCTTTTTATCGAGAATATTTAACTGCAAAAAGTTCAATTGGTTTGAGACCTGTTACACGTCATCGAAATGCTGTTATAGAAACAAATATATTTCCTGCTACTTTTATACGACCTTTAGTACATGAATTAAGTGGTGAGTATATCAATGAAGTTACCGGTACTCTTTCTGTTAAGCCTGGATCTTTGGCACATCGATGTATTAAGATCCTTAGTTGGGAAGAGGTTTTGTATGAGTCTTTCTCATATAAGATGGATCATTTAGGTAATATGGTTGGTAGAACTTTTCCTAGAGTTACTTTTTCCACTAATTGTATGACTGCTGAGAAGCAGGTTAAAACTATGGCGGGTTTTTCGAAAGATACTGCTCGTCGTGGTGCAGCATTTGTTCATCTTCGTAAGCTTTTGCCAAATGCTTTGAATTTCTTTCATAAAGCGTTAGATTGTGATAAGTATGTTGGTACCCATTTGTTGAAATGGAATCCGAAAGATGTTGTAAAATGGGTTAAGATGAATACTAGTGCTGGGATAGCTCTTATGACTACTGGTAAAGTTAAATATAAGGGTGTTGATATAATAGTTCATGATACTGGAAAGAAAGTTTTCATGTTAGAAGCCGCAATTAAACAAGTTCATGGCTTTATTATGTCAGTTATTTTAGGTGATCCAAAATATTTTACTGATTTGGAAATTATAAGGCAAAAGCAAGAATGGCGTAAAGCCACATCATTAATAGAAAAAGATCTTGAAGCCTTACAATTGAAAATGCGTGAATTTTTCTGTCCATCATTGGGTTTGGTTATTCTTTCCCATTGGTTTTTAGGTTTTCGTAGAGGTGCAGAGAATGGCAATGTTATTAGAATAGGGATGACCTTTAACCATGGAGGTGCATATCTTTTAGCAAAGTATTTGCGATATGATGATGATCGTATGTTTTGGGTTGATGGTGATATTTCTCAACTTGATAAGAATATACAGGATTGGATGTTAATGCTTTATATTGGATGTGGAGGGCGATATTTTGCTTGGGATAAGTATGATGAGAAAGCTCGTAAGTGTATTGAGACTATAATGAAGATGATGATGTTTAAAATTTCTCATAAAATAGTCTTACATCTTGGTAATTTTTGGCAGTTTATGCGTGGAGTTATGCATTCTGGAGGAAAGGATACTTCTCATGGAGATAGTTGGATTATGGCTTTATTGTTCTATCTTTATTGTATGGATGTTATTGATCAGCATCCCCATATTCGTGATATGGTTATGAATATGTTGTTATTGCATATTATTATGATTGTTGTTTATGGTGATGATCATATATGGGGTGCTCCGAAGATTCTTCGTCCGTATATGAGTGCTAAAGGTTGGACTACCTTTTTGGCAGAGAAGTGTCATATGACTTTGCGTGATGCTACAGAGTATGATAAGTTTCTTTCTATTCCTAATTTACGTACTGGAACATATTTATATAAAGGACCTGTTTTTCTTAAGCGTCGATTTATTCCATCTTTTATTAAAGATGTGTCTCTTGTGTTACCTTATAAAGATATTAATGAGACTATGGTTAATCTTTTTTT